GTTCTACTGCATTAGTTTCTTGTAGTGTTATTACTAAACCATCTAATGGTGCTCCAGTTGCAGCTTGTACAGAAGTGTTTACACCAGAGTTAGTAAAAACAAGATTATAACTGTCATCAGCAGTTGTATCTGTACCACCAGTTCCGTTATAAGTATAATTACTAGATGATATTTCAATACCATTTATAAATACTCTTATCTCAGACTGTTGTGTTGGTCTGGTAGAAAATGCGCTATCAGGTAAATTAAATGATGTTAAAGTACCATTAGCTGTATTCCAACTATATGATTGATTATAATACGACTCTTGTGTTGTTGCTCCTAGTAATCCCATTTATTATACTTTTTCTTGTTGTTTAGCTTGTAGCTCTTCTTGATTAGCTATACTATATACATCTTGTTGTTTGATAATTATACCAGCTAATTCTAATATTTTTACTACTAAATTTGTTTCTTCAGACATGTGTAGTTCAAAATCTGTACTATTGTTAACATTGTATAATGCTTCATCTAATACAGTTGTATAAGCCCACTCTACTGTACTAGGTCTAGATATATAGTTACATACCACACCTGAGTTTATAGTTGTTGGGTATAACTGTACAAATCTATCGTTATCTCCTGTTAAAGCTGAAGCTCTAACGTATACAGGTCTGTTTATTGTTGGTTCGGTTAAGGGTGAGTTTATAATGTGATGTATTTCGTTTTGAGGAATTTTTTCTATTTCTAAATATCTACCATTACATAGATAATATAATTCGCCCATACGATAATAACCGTCAGGTAATAAATATAATCCGTTTTCTACGGATGTATCTTGTAGTTGAATAGGTATTCTGTATTTTTCAAGAATATCTATTTTTTCTTCGATCAAATCGATCATGTCAGAATACGTAGTGTCGTTTCCTGGTTTTGCTCTAAATTGATCTAGATCATAAAAGTATTGTTCAAATATTTCCATTTGAGCTTGATTAGCTAACAAATTATATTCTTGAGGTGTTATATATCCTCTTTGTTCTTTATTTGCTATTGCTAATACTCTTTGATAAACTGTGTCTACGTTAACTGCCATATTAATTTATTTATAGTAAGTAACCACCCCATAGAGATGGTTACCTCTATAAGTGATTATTATTTTAATCTTTTTTCAATAGCTTTAACTACTTCTAAACCGTCATCGGTTTTAAACCAAGCAGATATAGCTGAGTATGGGTGTTCTTCAAAAGGAACTTCAAATAACTTTCTACCGTTACTTGCCCACTGAAATGATCTATTATCATCTGCTAACTTTATAATATTAGCTTCAACAGCTTTTATTGCAAAGTTTCTTAGATGAACATCATCATTTGCCATTAATTGCATAAATAATTTAGATCTGCTTCTAGCGAATAGTAATATATCTCTTTGTATTTCTTTCGAAGTCATTTTAGATACTTGATTACCATATTCTACTCTTAATATCGCTTCAGCTTCTTCTATTGATAATTGTTTTGCTGCAATTAAAGCATCAACTTCTAAGTTTATATAGTCAAGTTGATCTGTTGCTATCACTTGCTCATCATGCTCATAATACATTTTGCCTTTCAGCGGATGATACAGTGATAATAATTTTTGTAGGTTCTGTTGTCTAGCAGGAACATATAATGATCCGTTTCTAAAAACAATCCTACCAAGAGTTGCTTGACCTTTTTGCTCGTCAACAAACGGTGAGTTTTGGTTTGTTGCGTATCTTAATTCTCTTTGTTGGTTTATCTTTTCGTCCCACCAAAGTAAAGGTCTTTTTCTTGAATGTCTACCTGGTACTGTAAATACCAAAGGTTGTTTTATTCCAGACAGAATATAATGTCTGTCTTTTATTTCCCAATTTTCCATAATATAATATAATTAAAAAGTTTGTAAAAATAAAGGTGAGGGTGCCGAAGCACCCATACCTTTAATTATTTAGATGATTGATTAGTCACCATGTACTGCGTCAGTTTTCTTCAATAATACGAAGTTGTTAGCCGCTTGAACACATAAACATCTCTCAGATAAGAAATGAACGTTCATTGCGTCTTCATCACTTGTATAATTTCCACCAACAGATCCAGTGATCCATGATTTCATTTTTCTATCATCAGCTTCAGAAGCTCTATATCTAACGTGTAAGAAAGGTCTTTTTACGTTTTGACCAAGTATTTGATCATAAACAGTAGAAGTACCAGCAGGTACTATAATACCTTCTATATCGTCAGCGTTACCTCTTGTAGTACTGTCATTTAAGTATTTCCAGTCAGTTTTGTAGAAGTCATAAGAACCTCTTCTGAAACCAGAGAAACCTAAATTAAGTGCCATATCTTCAGAGTTGTTAAATACCCCGTAAGAAGTACCACCAGCTCCGTAAGAATTTTGTTGTGCTAACATACTGTCAATTGCTAATGCAATATCTCTATTAGCGAAGATCATGTTTTCTTCAATAGATCCTTGTTTGTCTAATTCTTTAAGGATGTTATCAAATTCTACCATACCTTCACCCGCGTCAGCAGATCCAAGCTTACCAAAATCAGCATCGTTATAAACAATACCTCTTGATTCAACAGCAGCAAAAAGACCTTCAGTACCAGAAGGGCTAAATCCTGTAGCTCCGAATAATGATCCTGGAGTAATAGTTACACCAGAAGCAGTTTTCTCAGCTTCAATCATTGCCATTTCTAATTGATCTTCAAATCTTAATCTTGCTTCGTGCTCAGACTTAAGATACCATAAGTATCCTGAAGTTCCTAATTCAGAAGTTACTTCAACCCAACCAATCTGAGCAGTGTCAGATCCGTTTACACTATACTTGTCTCTAAGAATAATTGGTTTATTACTATAAGAGTCAAATTTAGCGTCAATTGAGTTACCAACTCCTGAAGTTCCTTTTCCGTATTCAGAACCGTAAACGAATAACTTGATTCCAGTTATTGCAGCAGAAGATGCATCAAATGCAGTTCCTGCAGCAGAGAAATCAGCTACACTATAAGGTGCCGCTACGAATGTAGGGTTACTAGCGTGAATGCTAGTGATATAAGCTTTAACAGTGTTTCCACTTTTACTTACAGCGATAGTATCACCAACTTTAAGAAGCGCCTTCTTTTGAGCCGCTGTTTGTCTTAATGCTGATGGTCCAGATGCGTCGTTAATCAAAGTGAACTGAGAGTTACTGTGATCATCTTGTACAATCTGTACATCACTAAAAGCTACGTGGATTCTGCCTTGCTCTGACCATACGACTTCATCAGAAGCCATAGGCATTTCAGCGCCAACCATTTTCAAAAAGCCAGAGATAGTACGGTTACCGTATCTTTCTACCTCTTTCTCATATACTTCTGGAAGGAACTGTTTCGCGAAGTTAAAATCGTTACCCGCGATGTTTAAATAATTACTACCCCAAAGATCCTTTACAGGTCTAGGAGTAAGGTGCATTAATTCTGCACCAGTTCCAGCTAATGCCATAGTTTTTAAGTTTTAAGTTTAATTATTAATTTTGTTAATTTTTACTCGAAGTTTACTAGAATCATCTCCACTAAGCACTTTAAATTTAGTACCTCCTGCAACTACATTTTGATGTTGTTGATTTGGTGACATGTCAACATTTTTAGCTTTTGCCATACTTTCTTTTATAGCATCTGCTTTTCCTTGTTGATAAAAGTGATTAGCTATAGCGTCTGGGTTGTTTGCTGTAAATAAAGCTTTATGATAACCTTGTGGGTCCATAAGTTGTTGTTTCTTATCTAAGAACTTACCAACAAAATTATTTAAATCACTTTGGTTATTTTTTACTTTATCAGCATCCTTAACATTGAATCTGTATTTTTTATCACCAACGTTGTATTCAAAACCTTTGAATTCATCGCTGAACAGTTGTTCTGTTCTGGATGTAAATACATCTCTTTGTTCCTCTGCTACTTTGAGATTACTTTCGCTCTCTTCATTGTATCTATCAAAAAAATCAATGGCTTTCTTTTGATCAGGCGTTAACTTAACACCAGCCTTGATCTCTTCATAATACCTGGATTTTAAGCCTTCCAAATGGCTTTTAGCGTTCGCAACTTGCTCTTTTAACGCTAATTTTTTTCGTTTTATATCTTTAGTATCATCTGCTTCTTCATCGATAGCAAATTGATCTTCCATCATAAAACTAATTTCATCGTCAGTAAGATGACCTTTAGTTTGCCTGTAATATTCTCTAAGCAAAGTATTATCATCTACGTTATTATAGTCTTGATTCAACTTAACGTATTCATCAAGCGTACCACCAGTTTCATTCATAAAGTCTACAACTTTTTGAATATTTTCTGGTAAAGGAGTTGCTGTTTCTTGCGATTGTTTAACAGCATCTTCTACATTTTCTTGAAGCTTTTCAACTTGTTTTTCAACAACCTCTTTAACTTCTTCTTCAGTTTTTACCTTAGGTTCTTCTTCAACAACTTCTTCTAGTACTGGAGCTTCTTCAGCTTCTTCAACTGGTTGTTCTTCTTTAACCTCGTCTTGTTTAACCTCTTCTTTAGGTTTATCTAAATTTACTTTAGTAACCTCAGGTTCAACAAGTTCTTCTTTTTTAAATTTATCTAAGTCAACCTTTATAGTTTCGTCTTCTTGTTTATTGACAAACTGTTTCGGCTTCTTAGGTAATTTAAGTTTCATATCTCCACCCTCTTCTTTAACTTCTTTTTGAGGAGTTTCGATTTTGTTTTCGTTTTTAACTTCAGTAATCTCTTCGACTACCTTGTCTTCTTTTTTATTAGCCATAATATAATTTTATAAAATTAAACAAATTATCTTGGATTAAAAGCATTTAATCCAAAACCACCACCTAATATATCATTACCTGCAGATTCAAAGTTTTTAGGTGGGTTTCCGCTTTTTCTTTGATCTATTAATTCAGACTGTTGAGATGCTTGAATTCTAGTTCTTTCATCTTTACGGTCTTCTTTTTGTTTTTCTTTTGAATCGACGTTTTGAAGTTCCATTTGTTTTAACTTCATGTTAATTTGAAACTCGTGATTCATTAATTCTTTTTTAACTTGAGCCTCTTTCATCATTCTATTTTCTTCTAACTGAGCTTTACCTTGCTCTAACTGCATGTTAGTTTGTACCATTGCTTGTGCTTTTTGTACTTCAGCTTGAGCAGCAACTTGTTGAGCTTGAGCATTAGCCTCTCCTTGAGCTTTTATATTTCTCTCATTCATTTCTTGATCTCTTTCAGCTTTCTGCTTTCTTCTTAGTTTTAACAACTGGTTAGCAAGTTTTACATTTTTAATTGTTCTTAAATCAATAGCATCATCCAGCTCTATTAATCCTTTTGCTAATGCAGCTTGTATGTTATTTTCTAACATTGCTTTTTCTTCTTCATCAGGTGCTAACTCTATAAATATACCAAAATCATATAAATGTAGATTTGCCATTTCATCTAATGTAGCAACATTGTGATTACCTACTTTTTGTATGAAAGCATCTCTTGTTTCAGAAAATTCTAATATATCAGATATTCTTAACGAAACACCCTCACACACTTCAGATGTTAAAAACAAACCACTTTGTAATATATGTCTGGTAGCTGTATTACTATTAGCAGCTGCAAGTTTTTGTACACCAACAAGAGCTTTAGCATCAGGTGTGCTAGCATCACGTGCCTCGTTCAATCCGGTGACATCTCTGATCATTTGTAAATAGTAGTTATATGTTTGTATTAGAGACTGTAATTTTTGTCCTCCTGAACCACTTTGTATTTCTTGAATAGGTATTTTACCTGGGTTCATATCACCCTCTTGCGTAAACGATCTACCAATTACAGAACCAGTTTGGAAAAACATATTCAATGCTTCTTGTGGGTTATAATTTGTACCGTTACCTAAATCTATTTCAGCTAAACCATCAGCATCTAAATAAACACCGTCTGGCACCATTCTAGCCATCACTTGTTGTAGCTTTAAATGTGTTAACTGTATCATGTCAGCAAATGTTGTTACTCTACCAACTAATGATTCTATTCTACCTTTATACATTCTAGGTGCTACTAAAGCATAATTCATTTTAACCTTAGTGTAATCACTTTTAGGTCTCATCATGTTTTTAGCTAACTCCCATTTTAACAATGTGTTAGTACCTACTATTAAAGCTCCTTCATATAAGACCTCTAAAGATCTTTTCATTTTACCATACTTTTCTTCTAGTACTTCAATAGGTGGATCAAACTCATCATCACGTAATATAATTTTTGTAGCTCCTGTAGCTGTTTCTTTTACCTTATAAACTTCGTTAGCGAATGTTTTATAATTAAAATACATTACTTGAACAGTGTTTTTATCTAAATTATTAGATTCTGTTTGTGACCTAAATAACCCACGACTTTGAAAACCAGCACCAGCTGCTTTTTCTAAATCATCTTGGCTTATTAAAGGGAATTGTTTCTTTAATTCATTTATAGGTATTAACTTTACTTCACCTATGTAATATATATCATCAAAGAAAGGACTTTCAGTATATGACCAAACTAAATTAGCTGGATCACAGTATTCTATTTTAACACCTTCTGTTGGTGTGTAATGATTTTTAACAGCTCCAATACCTAATACTGTTAAATCGTAATAAAATCTTTTTCTAATATTTTCATACTGATTACCATCTAATATAACATTGATAGCTTGCTCTTCAGCTATTTCAACAGCTTGCTTGTAATTAAGCTGCATGTGTAGTTGTAATTCTTCTTCTGTATCAGGTAGTTTATTAGGATCATTTTCAGCTAAACTTATACCAAATGATTCGTCTATAAATTTAGTTAATTCTTTTGTCTCCATGTCTCTTAACATAGATTCCATGTAAGCAGTTCTTTTACTAACACCGTAAGGATCTTGTGAGTACGCTTTTACATCATATGTTCTTTCAGCAATACCATTTACCACTATATCAACAAACTTAGGTATAATAGGTACAGGTTTCCAGTCTAAATTAAGATAAGACAAATCACCATTTATAGATAATTCATCTTTGTATTTTTGTATTGATTGCTCTCCTCTAGCGTATAGTCTTAACTTATGAAACTCATTTTGGTTATTGTAAAACCTATTTGTACCTGAGTCTCTAGTAAACCATTCACTTTCTATAGCTTTAGCAACTTCTAAACCATACTCTGCAGTAAGTTTCTCTTTGTCGCTAACAACTTGACTAGGAAAAGCACCTTTTAAAACTGATTCAGCCATATTATTGTTTTATTAATTTTGATTGCATACCCTTGTTTTTATATTTTGATATACTTATATTCAACTTTTGTTTTTCTCTCTTTGCGTAAGGTGTGTATAAATGTTTATTACAAGCCATCACAGCAAGTCCAGAACTTATAGTGGCATCAAACTTTGTTCTCTTGTTTATATCAAATCTAGCCCAATCGTTTAACGTTGTATTAAAATACATATTTCCACACGTCCCATCCATCTTTATACCTACATTATTTTGTATATACATCTCAATAGCAGAAGCGTGAGCTTGTTTTACGTCCTCACTAGTATTTGGTATACCACCTATTTCTTTTTCTGTTACTGATAATTTATTCCAAACTTTGTCTGGTCTATTCATCGAGTAACCTCTATAACCTCTTCTTTTTAAATAATACAAAAGTCTAGGTTTGTTATTTTCACATAATAAAGGCATTCCGTAAAATACTAATGCCATTAAAACATCTTCAAAAAATATATCAGCAGTTTGTGGTCTAGCTATGTATTCTAAAAAAAATTGACTAGGTGGACAATCTTCCATACTAAACTTACTCAACCCGTGTAAAGATCCTTTAGAACCTTTACCATCTACTGTTCCTGATATATCATAACTATCACAACCAAAAGCACCCATATGCTCATTGCCTGGATATTTTCTACCGTTATTCATTACTACATTGTTTTGTAGATTAGGTTTCGGTGTCCAGTTGACTTTAAACCTGCCTTTTGGGTCTGGATAAAAAATAACCTTTGTATCTTTTATACCATTAACCCATTGAAAATTACCAACTGAAAGATTTTTATTTGTTTCTTCGTTGTAATCTATTTGTTCGTATATTTTAACGAGATTAAATATACTATTATTTGCTTCATCTCTGAAAGCGTGTTCTTCAGTTCTAGGAAACTGTCTGTAAAACTCATTTAAACCATCTTGGTCATTTTTTAAACCATCTGCTTCATTTTGCCAATGCTCTATAACACCTATGTCAATTAAATCTCCCCATGGATCTAATTTTTCTTCATCAGGCGTGTTAAAAACTGGCTGACCATATTGATCAATAAAACCCTCATAGTTCCATTCCATTGGTATAAATAAACTGTATAAGCCAGAATTAGTTTGGCCATTACGGTTTCGTTGAGTAACATCTGAATCATTGTATAGTTTTTTAAAGTTATCACCACCTTTATCTAAGGCATTTGATGTTGAACCCATCATACACTTACCAATAATTCTACTACCTAACCTTAATGTTGTTTTTGTTACACGCCAGTTATTTAATATGTTATCAGGTCTTTCCCATTTACCACTTTCATCATGTACTAGTAGTTTTAGCTTTTCACCGTCATAACTATTATCACCAGTATTTTTCCAGTCAATAGTTGTATCGAGTCCTGCTAACTCTTCTATTTTATCATTACTAGTTAACTTTCTTCTTGTTAACTTAGTAGCTGGCACTCTATATGCTAGCTCTGTTTTTGGTCGATCCATACCGTCCTGTATTGGTTTAAAAAAGAACGGATAATTAACTGATATTGGAACAACCTTGTCAGTAAACATCTTTTTAGCATCAGCACCTGTTTTTGATAGTATACCAAACCTTGCGTCATTTGATATTGTAGCCATATTAACAGTTTCACCTGATGCCATAAACGAGAAACCAGATCGTCTATTTTTTAAATAACACATACCATAACATCTAGTATCTGCTTTACAAGCTTCCCAAAATATAAAGAATAATCTATTTGCCTCTCTATAATCTGGATTACCTACGTCTATTTTACTCCACTGTAGGTACATGTAATGTGTTCCTGTTATATAAGTTGGTTTACCTAAATTATAAAACCAGAAACCCTCTTCTCTTCTTACAAACTCTTCTTCTATATAACCTGCATGACGTTCTTTAAAATCATCTGGATATTCTCTCCAATCAAATATCGTTTTAATTCTTTGTAACTCCTTTGAATATGGTGTTACTTGCCATTTGTCATGCTCAAATTTTGTAATATTTTTAGGTAATTTAGGTAACGCTATTTTTAAGTTTTGTATCTCAATAACATCTCCTATCATACCATTTTTAGATATAACAATAACATCATGCTCTTTGTTATATCCATATTTCCATTTTTTAGACTTATTAAGTCTTTTAATTGTATTGACCCTTATATGATCTACAATTTTACATAAATTTTGCTCGTACATTATTTAGATCTTCTTTCTGCAAAACCACCAAAAGCAACAGTTTTCTTTTCTTGTTTTGGTTTGTTTTCTAAAATATTCTCTTCTTCTTGTATACGTGTAAGTATTTCAAAAGCATCAAATATAGCTAACTTTTTAGTAGCGGCTGCGTTTTTTAATCTATCAGCACTAATATCTTCATTACTATCAACTATAGGTTCTTTAGCTACTTTTACTAATTCTTCTACAGCTTTATAACCAGCTTGGATTATATTCTTTTTCCTTTCCTTGATATTCATATTTAATTGTAATGTCTTTTGTTCTTACTTTATATAAACGTTCACCATCAATAATAAATTCATACTCACTGTTTGGAGTAAAACCAACCAAACTATTTACTTCTGGTAGATTTTTATTAGTATGTTTTATTATACCTATTAATGGTTGTTCTTTATTAGTATCAAACATATCATTAGATTTTATTGGTTTTACAAAACAACAATCATCTAATGGTATCCACTTATTATTTCTTTTATAAGCAAACACTTGATCCATAAAAACAAAATATAAGTTATCTTTATAATAAGCTTTACTATCTTGCTCAATACCTCTCACATCTGTATATCTTCTAAATACATTGTGGTGCACTATTATAGTGTCACCTACTTTTATATCTGTTTTAAATAAAGATGGCGTAGAAATTACTACAGCTTCTCTACTAACATATTGGTGTTGAAAAATATCTGTATTAACTATTATTTCTTTTCCACCTATGTTTTTAGTATTATTGTATCTATTATCTTTAGGTTTTATTATAAAGTTATATATACTTTTCACTAATACTCTAAATTATACTCTACGGCTATAGCCATGTTTTTATTAAAGTCTTTCCAAGGTAAAACTTCATTACCTTTTTGTATGTATATACTGTATTTATCGTCTTCTTCAATTATATCACAAATTGTATGCCCTCCGTAAACCTCTTGTGCTACGGAGTAGTGCATAGCTTCATTTTTATAATCTTTACCGATACTAATTTTTCTAATTAACTGTGGCATCTTCTTTATATTTAATAGATCCATCTTGTATGTTAACGCTTACGTCACCATATTTTTTCTGTAAATCCATGTTATACCCAGTTAGCTTATCTTGCAAAGAACCCATTTTAAAAATAAGTGTTGACTTTTGATATTCTAAATTACCTACATCAAGTTGAGCTCTGTTAATAGCTTGGACATAATCCTGCATTGTTTGTAACTCTTCTTTAGTAATTTTAGTAGCTTTAGCTTTCGCTTTCTTTTTGTATGTATTTCCCATATTATTTAATTTAATTTACTTGTTTATATTATCACGCAATTGTCACGCTTTTTACTTCTTTTTCTTAACATCAGCAATAAACCAATCTTTATATGCATCTCTTTTCTTTGATATGTACTCAAAATACTTATCCACCTTCTCTCTCCAATTTTTATCTAACCAAGGATTTATGATGCCTGATTCAAAATTAGAAAAACTGTGATTAATAAATTCTTTGATATTGTCTTGATGAGTAAAGAGGTAGTTGTTAATTGTATAAAAAGATCCTTGTTGTATATTATTCCATATATCAATAGCTTCTATCTTTTTACCTAACACTGCTGCGTATGCAGCACTTTCACTTATGTGAGTAGTATATACTGTTTTAGCTTTTTGCATGTAATAATACATGTCAATATTTCTAGGTAGTATGCAATCTTCACCAAAAAAATCTTTTAATTCACCTATAATCTGATGTGTTGTAATAGGGTGTGGTTTAAAATAAATGTTATTACCGTGTTGTTTTTTAATATGCCTTAATCTATTTAAACAAACATTTGTTTTTATTTTGTTAGATCCAGGTAAAACAACCAAATAATCTTTTGGTGGATACTTTTCAAAGTCTTGACTTCTTTCAGTATATTTATTAGCAACATTATTTTGTATGTTGTCTATTAAAAATCCAGCATAATCATGCTTAGGACACTTTGAACAATTCTTATGCCAAGCATCAGCTAATTGTTCATTTCTTAATTTAAAATTTAAAGGTTGTAGATAAAAATTACCTGCAAACTCTGTATATCCAATAGTTTTAAAATAAGGCATTTCTTCAGCTAATACATCATAGCTTGATTCTATACCATATTCGCTACACTTTCTAATAACATAACCTTCTATGTTTTCTAGTTCGTATAGTCTTTTTTCTTTTTTTAAAGGACCTATTCTATTATCCAGCTCCTTTTTATTAAACATTTCCATATAATTAAATTTAATTCGTTAGTATTATAATAGTTACATATAATTACACTTTTCTACCTATGTACCTTGCCTACCACCACTTATGTAAGGATATGTATGTAATAAGCCTTCCATTGCCTTGTTAGGTAGTTGATACCAATTAGTTATAAACTTAGTACTAGTGCTAGTATTATACGTAGTTGTAGTGTTCGTACTAGTGTTGTACGTGGTTGTTGTTGACTTAGTTGTATTATAAGTTGTTATTGTACTTGTACTAGTGTTAAACGCTGTAATAGTTATTGTCTGTGTTATAGTACTAGTGTTAAACGTAGTTGTGTAAACAGTGGTGGTATCGGTTTGTGTGTTATAAACAGTGGTGGTACTTGTGTTCCATGATGTTTTATACACAGTATTAGTTGTTGTACTAGTGTTAAACGTAGTCGTAGTTGTTTTACTTGTATTCGTACTAGTATTAAAAGTTGTCGTAAATTCAGTTATCCAAGTAGTTATAGTTATCGTGTTTGTTGATCTACTTGTATTCCAGTATGACGTATACTCTGTCGTTGTATCTTTTTGAGTTTCTACAACGGTTGATGTAGCTTTAGACGTAGCCCAAGTCGTAGTTCTAGATGTAATACTTGATGTTGACACTACAGTTGTTGTGCTAGTGTTATATGTTGTAACAGTGCTAGTGTTAAATGTTGTTGTAGTATTCTTATTAGTATTATACGTTGTAGTAGTACTTTTACTAGTAACTGTACTTGTATTATAAGCAGTAACAAATGAAGTTATCCATGTTGTTATTGTAATTGTTTGAGTATTTTTACTAGTGTTCCAATATGTTATATATACAGTACTTGTGTCTTTTTGAGTTTCTACAACGGTTGATGTTGACTTACTTGTTGCCCAAGTAGTTGTTCTATTTGTAATTTTACTTGTTGACCAAGAAGTCGTTCTAGTTGTATTATATACCGTAGTTGTCTGTGTATTAAACGTAGTAGTAGTAGCCTTACTAGTATTAAAAGTCGTAGTAGTTGACTTACTTGTTACCGTGCTTGTATTGTACGCTGTTACAAATTCAGTTATCCAAGTTGTAGTTGTGCTTCTACTTTCCGTAGTAGTAGTACTTGTGTTATAAGTTGTAGTCCTACTAGTAGCCCAAGTAGTAGTAGTACTTTTTGATGTTACTGTACTAGTATTAAATGTTGTGCTAGTAGTATATACTGTACTTGTAGACCTCTGTTCTACTGTAGTTGTGCTTGTATTATAAGTAGTACTAGTTGTATATATAGTTTGAGTACTCCTACTCTCCGTTGTGTTTTTACTAGTAGACCAACTAGTAGATCTAGATGTAATAGTACTAGTATTAAACGTGGTACTTGTGGTATAAGTAGTCGTCGTTGACCTTTTCTCTATAGTTGATGTAGAAGTATTAAACGTGGTACTTGTAGTGTAAGTAGTGGTCGTGCTTCTACTTTCAGTTGTTGATGTACTAGTATTATACGCTGTAGTGGTACCAAATGTGGTGGTCCAACTAGTTGTATAAACTGTGGATGTTGCGGTTGATGTGTTGTAAACCGTGCTTGTCGTATACACTGTAGTTGTACTTCTTTTTTCTATAGTTGTTGTAGAAGTATTATAAGTAGTGGTAGTATTATAAGTAGTAGTAGTATTTCTACTTTCTACTGTGTTTTTACTTGTAGCCCAAGTTGTTGTGGTGCCAAAAGTAGTAGTCCAACTAGTAGTGTATGTAGTTGTAGTTGACTTTGACGTATTGAACGTTGTACTAGTTGTATATGTTGTTGTAGTAGTATATACTGTACTTGTACTTTTACTAGTTGCAAAAGTAGTACTAGTTGATTTACTAGTGTTTGTACTAGTATTATATGCTGTAACAAAATTAGTAATCCAAGTTGTAGTATACGCAGTAGTTGTACTTTTACTTGTGTTAAATGTAGTTGTTCTAGATGTAGCCCAAGTGGTAGTAGTTGAGTGATTCGTACTTCTACTAGTTGTCCACGTAGTTGTCCTACTAGTATTCCAAGTAGTAGTACGTGAAGTGGAACGTAAGTGCGTATTCCTACTAGTAGCCGTATTTTGACTAGCATTAGTTATTCTCTTTGTAAGAGTTGCCCGAGATGTCGATGTATTTCTACTAGTATTCGGCATAGCTACGCGTTTTTAATTGTTGTTTTTGGTACTATTGGAAAATATATTCTACCATTCATATTTATATGATCCATATAGTTGTTTTCTAAATCTGTTATATTTTGACCAGTTATTTCAAAATGCCAAAATAAATCAGCGATAATTAAATCGTATTTTTTATTAGGTACGTAAGTATAAGCATCCGCTTTTATAATATTTATTGGACTAGATAAATAATCAACGTAGTCAATTAACTCTTGATTATTGTCTACAACATCGATAACTTGTACAAAATCTTTATTATCTTTTATGTATTGAGGTAGTGTACCTAAACCTAAACCCAATACTAAAACATTTGGATAATTAGGTATACCTTCAAATAATCTAAAGTGCTCTCTTGATGTAGGTACTTCACTATTACCTTCTTCACCTTGACCCATAAAAGCTTTACCATAATGCTCTTTGTTTTCTATGGTATTACCTTCGGTAAATGTCAAAGTAGACACACCATCAACTTTTGCAACTGAAAAGCTAGTTCCTGTATATTCTGATATTAATTCTTCGTTTACCATATTAATTATTTGTTTACCATTGACTACAAGTATATACACTTGTTACTACACCACCAGCTCCAACATACACAACTTTATCAGCACTAAATGAAGATGATCCAGATACTGGCCACCATCCACTACTTGCATATGATGAACATGATGAATTAGTATATAATGTACTACCTACACCAAAACTAAACCATGACACGTTTGAACCAGCAGCTGTAGCAGTCATTTCCATACAACCAAATGCTGCTTTTTGTACTGTGCCTGTTGCTCTATAAAATGTAAAACAAGATGTAGTGCTATATGTAGTTGTAGTGTTAAACGTAGTAGTAGTATTATACTCTGTTTGTATTTGAAAAGCAGTTGTTGTATTAAATACTGTACTTGTACTAGTATTAAATGTTGTTGTTCTACTAGTGTTAAATGTTGTTGTTCTACTTGTGTTCCAATACGTAGTATAAGTTGTTGTTGTTGATTTTGACGTATTAAATGTTGTTGTTCTAGACGTGTTCCATGTGGTTGTAGTACTTTTACTAGTTCCTTGACTTGTAGATCTTTTTGTTGTAGTACTAGTATTATAATTTGTTGTCCAAGTAGTAGTTGTATTTCTTGATGTGTTCCAAGTAGTAGTTGTATTTCTGCTTTCGGTTGTACTTCTACTTTCAGTTGTATTTCTACTAGTGGCCCAAGTAGTAGTTGTTGACCTACTTGTTGTTTTACTAGTTGTTCTAGACGTTTGTGTCGTGGTACTAGTATTGAAAGTCGTACTTGTTGTATAAGTAGTAGTCGTATTTCTTGATTCACTTGTTGTCTTACTAGTATTGTAATTTGTAGTAGTTGTATATATAGTCTGTGTACTTCTTGATTCAGTTGTATTTTTACTAGTTGATACAACGGTGCTAGTATTTCTACTTGTAGATTTTGAAGTTGATCTAGATGTCTGAGTAGTAGTACTAGTGTTGTATGCGGTAGTTGTACTATATACAGTTGTTGTCGATCTACTTTCAGTTGTGTTTCTACTAGTATTATACGTTGTGGTAGTAGTGTATATAGTTTGTGTACTTCTGCTTTCAGTCGTGTTTTTAGATGTAGACCAAGATGTTGTAAATATAGTTATAGTACTAGTATTGAATACCGTACTAGTAGTATATGTTGTAGTTGTTGATCTTTTTTCTATAGTATTTTTACTTGTGTTAAAAGTAGTCGTAGTTGTATACGTAGTCGTTGTGTTTCTACTTTCAGTTGTATTTTTACTTGTCGCCCATGTAGTTGTATAAGCTGTTGTAGTAGATTTACTAGTATTAAAAGTTGTTGTTCTGCTAGTATTGTAAGCAGTAGTTGTGCTATACACCGTCGTTGTGGACTTAGATGTAGATTTCTTAGTTGTCGTACTTGTATTATATGTTGTTGTATAAGCTGTAGACGTTGATCTACTCGTTGACCAAGTTGTAGTAGTAGATTTACTAGTTGCCCAGGTTGTAGTTTTTGATGTATTAAAAGTTGTAACAGTACTTGTATTAAAAGTAGTAGTGTATACAGTATTCGTACTTGTGTTAAAAGTAGTAGTTGTATTCGTACTTGTGTTATATACTGTTATAGTTGTTCTACTAGTTGCTAAACTTGCCTGTGTTTGATAAACAGTCTCATATATAGTTATTGTATTTTGAGATGTAGATTTCTTAGTTGTTGTACTCGTGTTATACGCAGTAGTATAGGCAGTGGTAGTACTCTTACTAGTATTATATATAGTAGTAGTTGACTTATTTGTAGACCACGTAGTTTCTTTACTTGTATTAAACGTAGTTACTGTACTAGTATTGAATGTAGTTGTATATGTAGTTACAGTACTAGTATTAAATGTTGTGGTCGTGTTTGTGCTAGTATTGTATACAGTTATAGTAGTCCTATCTGTAATCCTACTTGTTTGGAAAGTAGTTGTATATACAGTTGTGGTATCTTTTGAAGTAGATTTTTTAGTAGTTGTACTAGTATTATACGTAGTAGACCAAGTGGTTGTAGTATTTTTACTTGTAGACCAATTTGTAGTCGTGTCTTTATTTGTAATTCTAAAGGTTTCCCAAGTTGTTGTTTTACTAGTTGTGTAATATGTAATAGTGATTGTATTCGTGGTCTTAGAAGTAGCCCACGTAGTTGTATATACTGTAGTAGTATTTTTAGAAGTTTCCCAAGTTGTATCAGTCGACTTGGTAGTATTATATGTAGTAGTAGTCGCAGTACTCGTGTTAAACGTAGTACTCGTTGACTTACTAGTAGATACAGTAGTATTTTTACTAGTGTTCCATATGTCTAATCTTGACCAAAACCACTTCATATTCTATTAGATTAAGCGAACATTCCAATATAGTTGATCAACACTTGATCACTAGCATTTACATAGTAAGATATTAAATGAACATTGTTCGCGGTTGTGTTAAAAGTAATTGACGATCCTCCCGGCGTTTTAATATCACCAGCAGTTCCAGCTACATTTATAGAAAAGCTCAATGATCCAACACTTGCAGGATTAGTTATAATAATAGTACCAGCTTGACCAACGACAGAACCAGCTTCATCTAACCGTATAGTTGTAGCTTCGTTAGAAGCATTAACTTTATAATTAGCATTAGTAGACAACTTAATATTGTGACTTCCACTAGTGTTAGTTGTTGTTTTTGGTTCTGCAGGAACTGCATTACTTAAAAAAGGTATACCCATATTATTATATTTAAATTAATACAGACGGTACCGAAGTACCGCCTATATTTATTGTTTATTTATTTATTAAGATATTGCAGGGAATTTCTCAATAAGAACCAGATAATCTTCTGTCGCTGAAGGAGCAGACGCGAAAATTAATGAAACTGCATCATCTGAGTTTCTTTTTATCTCAACCATAACTTGATCATAAGTTGCGCCAGAGCCATTATTACCATAATCTAAAACAGTAACACCAACTATTGGCGTGCTAAATGAGTGTGTAATATTAAATGTAGTTGTAGAAGCATCTCCAGATAACTTTTTAGTTAACTTATTGGCACTAGCTTCTTTAGCATCTAACTGAGTTTGAATAGCTGAGGTTACACCATCTACATAATTTAATTCAGTAGTTGTGGCTGTAACACCATCCATTATATTTAACTCTGAAGCAGTTGCAGTAACACCGTCTAAAATATTTAACTCTGAAGCAGTTGAAGTAACACCATCTAAAATGTTTAATTCAGCAGCTGTACTAGTTACACCATCAAGGATGTTAAGTTCAGCAGCGGTAGATGTCACACCATCAAGGATGTTAAGTTCAGCAGGAGTTGAGGTTATTGTTTCTGTTGCAGCAGCAGCAAATAAAGCAACGTGACCAGATAAATTTGGTAATGTTATTGTTTTATCACTACTAGTTGCATCTGCAGCAGTAAGCTTTACTTCATAATCATCAGCGGTAGTACCCTCAAACTGTATTGTGTTATTCTCTACAACTTGTATTGTTTCGTTCTGTATTGTTTGTGTTCCAGAAACTACTAAGTTACCAGGTATGGTAATTGTATCACTAGCATCACCAATGCTTGCAGCATTACTTGCAAAACCAGCTCCTAATTTTGTTTTAAAGTTTGCAGCTGAAATATTATCAACAGCTGTATCACCAGCTAAAGCAGTTGTACTTGAAGTACCTAATTCTAATAAAGATGTTTTACCATCTAGTAAGTTTATTTCTGTAGCGTTTGATGTAACACCGTCAAGTATATTAAGCTCTGCTGCAGTAGATGTTACGCCATCTAATATGTTAAGCTCCGCTGCGGTAGAAGTTACACCGTCAAGTATGTTTAATTCCGCGGCAGTAGAGGTTACTCCGTCTAATATATTAAGTTCAGCCGCTGTTGATGTAACTCCGTCAAGGATGTTTAATTCAGCCGCTGTTGAAGTAACAGAAGTTCCATTAATAGCTAAAACGTCAACTTCAGCAGTTCCATCAATATATAAGTTTCTCCATTGTTTTGTACTTGATCCTAAGTCTCTAGCATCATCAGTTCCTGGTATAAGAGCAGTTCCATTCCATCTTACTTCGCCACCATTAACAGATAGTTTAATCATTCCATCAGTCGCGAAGTCAATCATTTCATGATCACTAGCGTCAACATATGCTCTACCGACTTTTAACGCAGTATTATATACACTTGTTATAGTTGTTTGACCTGCAGTAATAGCGACGTCGTTAGCGTTTGCTGTAATACCGTCACCACCAACAACATCTAAAGTTGGATTTACTGTGCTTGTGCCGGATTGTGTCATACCGTCTCCAGCGGTTACAGATGTTACAGTACCAGATCCTGATCCAGTACCAAGTGTGACCCAATTAGAACCATTATTGAATTTAATGCTTCCTGAGTCGTAAATTATTTGTCCAGCCTCATTGCCAGATATGTCTCCCGTACCTGCTTTATGGAGCAGAACGTTTCGGATTTCCCCCTTTTGTTGAAAATCCATGTGATTTAAAATAGGTATTGCCATAGTTTGTTTTTGTTAAAGTGCGGATTCTGCTCCGCTGTTAATTTGTTATTATTTTTTTAAATAAGCGTATCCGCTTTTTTGATCAATAAAATTTATAGTTAATTGATTTTTATTTACATAAGTTACAATGCCCATAGCTTGAACATTGTTATATGTTGCACCACCTGATAACTTAACGTTAACATGTGGTAAGTAATCTGTTAAATTCAGATTATGTGTTATTGTCCACGTTTGAGATGCACTGTTTTGGTGATGTTGATAAGATCCGCCAGTATTACAAAAATCAGCAACGTCTGATAGTTTATAATTTCTTGTTGCTCCAGATACATCACTGCCTAGTAATTTATCGTCTCCTGTTAATGTGGTGTCCGTAGTTAATTTATTTATTCTAGGCATCTTTATTTATTTTTTTTTAAATTTTTCAACACTTCGTCCTCCGAAATAAGCACCAATTACAGTTATAAGGACGATCTGTAATAAATCTGTCCATTTTTCTTCAACTTCAAATGCTATAGAACCTGAATCTATAAATACCATGAGTACGGTACTTACTATTAAAAATATAAGAACAAGCGGTCTAACTGATCTTGTTAACCAGTTGCCGTGTTCTAAATCCGCCTTCCAACGATCAGTTACGTTTTTTTGCATTTCAGCTTCAGCTTGAATCATGATGTTAGTCATTTCTTTTTCAAACTCTGCTTTCTCGTCTTTTGTTCTTATAAACTTATCAGCAACACCAGCAAGCTTGTCAATGACTCCACCTCCAGCATTGCCAAATAGCTTTGCTAATAGTTTGCTCATATTTATGCGTTATATCCAGGTCTTGATGTACCACCAAATTGACCGTTTTTCTTTTTATCGTTTTGGTTGTAGTTACCCATGTTGTTTATATTGGTATCCATCTTTTTACCACCAAAAGTTCTTCTTAATGCTCCACCAACTAATGTAGGGTTAGCACGTCTTTGAGCTCTTCTAGCTTGTCTGTTATCTAATCTTTGTTGTCTTCTACCTTGTCTAGCATCAAATCTAGCATCTCTGTTAGCTTGTCTTTCAGCAGCTCTATTACTAGATGTTGATAAACTATCACTAACTGAAACTGGGTTTGATGATGGTTTAGCAACAGGTAAATCTCTTCTTACACCGTTAACCTTAGTTGTGCCAGTTGTTCTTTTTGGAGGTGTAGTTGTAGTAGTAGTATTATTGTTATCACCACCACCAGTGTTTCCACCACCATTACCGCCGCCGCCGGTTGTAACATTTGGTTTAACATCATCACCACCTCTTGTTCCCATGTAATATCCAGCACCTAAACCAGCTAAACCAACAACTGTTTTTCTTCCTGGTGTTATTGCCTTAACCGCATTCTTTATTTTAGTACCTAAACCACCTTTTCCAGGAAGATCTCCTTTAGAAACATTTTTAGTTCCTTTACCAACATCAGTTACATCTTCATAATCAATATCTATTGTTTTTTCTGGTTTTGCCTTAGGTTTAACTTTAGGAATTTCAGCAGGAAGTAGATCTGTCTTTTTTGTTAAATTCCTTCCTTTATCAACTGATTTCATAATTTTTGTAAATCTGCTTTTTAATGGTGTTGCGCCTAACATTTTAGATGCTGACGTTGATTTTGGTTCATACATAGCTATATTCTTTTGTTCTAAATCTCCTGTTTCAGGATTTATTTCTTCGTTTGTTCTATACTTAGAATCATTAATGTTTGTGTAAGTTTGGTTTTCAGTATCACCTGTATTCTTTTGGAATACCATTTTGTTACTTTCGTAATTTTGACCACCTACTCCAACTCCTCCTGTTTCTCCTGTACCAGATAATAATCTAGCAGCGTATAGTTTTTTATCTGCTTTAGTCCATCTTTTTGAGCTACTATAACCTTGATCTTGTGGTTTATCTCCTTTAAATGCTCCTAATTTTCTTTCATTACGCATTGTGGTATTAATCTTCTTTCTATTACCTCTAGCGTTTTTACCAGCTTGGTATTGAGATTGAACTTCAAAATCTTGAGGAACATCTTCTGCTTCAAATGTTTCTACTATTTCATCAGGTCCTTGAGTTTGAACATTTCTGCTCATTATATCTTCATCAGATATGTTTTGTAGTTCATCATCACTAACATCTCTTGTTTCACCAGCTTCATTAGTTGCTTTAACTCCACCAAACTGTTCAGTGTTACCAGACTTTCTATTTTTTATTAATTTAGATTTTTCGTAATCTCTAATAGAATCTGCTGTAATATTTTCTAAACCTAGTTTTTTCATTTCTCTACCTAATGGACTATCAGGCGCGTAATAATCTCCTTCATAAAGCTTATTGCCAGTATAAGATCCCTCAAGACCTTCATCTACACTTGCTCCTGGAACTAATGTTTCTACAAATTTACCTTTCTTAACAGTACCTGTTCTAGGATCGTCAACAAAAGTTGTTTTATCTTCTTCGTTGTTTTCTGTTTGTTTAGCAGCAGAACGCATATATAATGCTTTTTGTATTCTCTGCGTTATTGGTGAGTTTTTGCTCATATTATTGTTGTTTATTTATAATCCCGTGAACTTTCCAGCTCCAAAAAGATTTTGTAAGTTAGTTAATGTTTCTTGTCCAGTAAGACCATCAGCTCCTTTAGAGTTGAGCCATTCAGCTACTTTCACGTCGTTGTTTTCCCCTTTATTCTCTTCATTAGGATCTTTAGGTGGATCAGAAGGTGGGGTTATCCCAGACTCGTTTTTTTCTTCTGTGTTTGTTGCTACTGGTTCTTTTTCTTTAAAAATATCTTCTGAGTGATCTTTAAATTTTTTATGATGTTTACCTTCTGTTAAATCAGCTCTAAAAGTCTGTTTTAACGCGCTTGTTTTAAATGTTATTGGTGTTGCTTTCATGCGTTTTGTTGTTTAAATCGGGCATTAGCTTTCCAAGCCTCTTGCTCCCATGGTAGATTTTTTGCTCCCTCTTCCATTTCTTCTCTAGCGAATGTTTTACCTTTCCAGTATACATTTTTATCATCATAGCTTAAATCACCACGTTCCATTTGGTTCATATGTACTTTTTCATGTTCAACTGCTTCAGCTTTCTTTTTATCAGAAACATCAGCATCTACAAATATAGTACCATCTTGATTAGCTTCAGCAACAACTCCAGGTTCTAAATTATCTTTTTCAATAACTGGATATTCGCTGTTAGCAGCAACTTGTGTTCTTACAACTTGATTGTTGTGTAATTGTTGTTTAGCTCTTTGTGTTATAGGTATCGACATAATCTATATTATAGGTTACACTATTTTTTATTTATTAAACTTGTTTTTAGCAGCATTAATCCAAGATTCATCTAAATTACTCTTTTTATTATTAACGTTGTTATTTACAGGTTTATCTTCATTCTTCTTGTCTTTGTCTTTATTAACATTACTAAATCCAGTTCCTGCGCTTTCGGCAGCGTCTTCAAACCAGTTATAAGCTTTACTAACTCCGCCTTTTATATCGCCCCATGCTTGACCCATAACATTTCCTTCTTTACCATCTTTAGCATCGTACTTAAAATACTCACTTGCAGCTGCAGGTATCGCAGCGTTTGGACCACCTTCAAACATTTTACCTTCTTCATTACCAAAGAACGGTGAAAATTTTGGTTTAACATTAAATGTTTCTTGAACATTTTCATCTTGTTGAACCATATCAGAACCAAATGCAACATCAAGTGCTGTCATTTTTTTATTAGCTTTTGCAGCATCCATTATCGTGTCTCCGTATTTCACACCTTTTCTAGCTAGTTTTGTAGCCGTAGCAACTTGACCAGCTCCTGGTACCGCGGCAGCTGCTGATAAAGCAGCACTTGCCCAATCACCTTCACCTGCATACCAAGCAGCATTAACACCATCAGCAACAGCACCAACAACTGGTACCATACCCGCCACATCTAATGCTAAATGTCCCCAATCACTAAACTTGTCATACCATGATTTAGCTTTTAGTGGTGAGAGACCAGCTAAACCACTAGTTCTACCATGTATGTTGCTAAAATCAACGACTGGTCCTCTACCCCCTGCATCAACAGTCACCTCTTGATAATTGTTATGCTTAGGCGTAAACTGTCTACTGTTTACCTTTTGTATGATGTTCATTATGCTCCGTAAGAAGATTGATCTTTCCCGTATGTTTTTTCTCTTCTGGCTCTAGTAATTCTTAAAAGCCTAGCTTTTTCAGCTGCAATTGCATCTTTCTTAGCTTGAAATTTTTCGTTGTGCTCTTGTCTCCATTGAGGTATAGGTCTTTTAGGTT